CTTCTTGGTGTCAAGGACGGTGTTACGAGTTCGATTGATCGTGATCAGGCAGTTGATGATTATGAGGTAGCTTTGTATGATTCGTATCAATTCCTTTTGCCTTATGAAACGGATGATGATTTGCTTCTGTTTTCTGCTGAAGACTTGGAATCGTTTGCTCGGACGTGGTAATAGTAAAGCCCCTAGGTTATTAACCTAGGGGCTTATTTTATGCTGTCAATTTAGGCGAATACGAGATACCATGCGGACTTGTCTTCTGGGGCTAGTGCTATGTATCGGGTTTTGCCTGAATAGCCTATGTAGTGTGCCCAAATGTATCCGTCTGCGATTATGCCGCCTTCGGATAGGTTGACGGTTTGTCCGTAGTGGTATTGGGCGACTATTTGTGCTGAGGTTGACGGTGCGGAGCGTACGTTGAGCACGTCTACGTTGACTTTGTAGGTTCGTGGAGTGATAGTTACGTTATTGTTTGCCGTGCGCGGATGGAAATATCCTATGATGCCGTTTTTGCTGATATTGATGTATCCGGCTTTGTTGGGGTTCTGTGACATGGTTTCCAGGGTGCCGTTGCCGTTGTCTCGTACCACAATCGCTACGTGGTTCATGCCGTTGCCGTTCCAAAATGCCACGTCGCCGTAAACCGGCGTGTAGTTGCCTGCTTCGCGGATGAACGTGTTTTGCAATGCTTTGGAGCGGTCATATCGTGTAGTGTAGACGCTTGCGGCGTATCCGTCTACGGTGTTGGTGTCGGCGGCTGGAATGCCGTATACGTTGCGGGCGTAGTTGCTCCATAGGTCCCAGCATTGTCCGCCGTATGCGCCGTCCATGTCGATGATTTTGCCGTTAACGTTGTTCATCCATTCTTGGATATTCATGTTAGTTTTCCTTCTTATGTTTGGGGGGGGTATTGTTTTGCGCGAATACACTCATAAACGGTGCGTCCGCTAATTCGGGGTTGATGGCGGTGATGTTTTCCAGGATTGAGGTGAGTTCGATTAGGCTGATGCCGCCTACGGTGCATACGAACACGCTGACCGGAAGTCCCAAGTCAACATGCAGATTGATCATGTCCACGAAATAGGCTACCAAGGTGAGCGTGAGATAGGCGAACTTGTGCCATAAGCCTTGTCGCATTTTCTGTGAGCTCAACGTGTTGTTGAGTATGGCTTTTGCAATACCGGTGACGTAGTCCACAATGACAAAGAAGACTATTGCAAATACGCACCATATGTCCGTTGTCGTCATTGTCATTAATTATCTCCTTACTTTCCTAGTAATTCTCCTATGATCAATCCAAAGTCGGCTTTTACTTGTGAGTCGTCGAACCGTATTTTGCCAAGTCGATAGCCGGTGGTGAGTCGTCTTATGATATCATCTGATTTTTTGACGTACCATGTTTTTTCGTCTACGTGGTTCGGGTCGAGCGTGTAGATGGGACGTGTGTTGTCTTTTGGAATACGTCGTGAAACATATTGTGAAACATGTCCGTCGCGTTCGGATACGGAAACCCATACGCCGAACCGCGCGTAGTCGGTAGTGTCCAGCACGTATGACAGTTCGCCATCGCTGGGGATTGGCGCTAGTAACGTGTCCGATTCGTCGCGGAATTTGTTTCTGATCGCATAGTCAGCATAATCGCCGTCGTATTTTTCAAGGAATTTGCCGAACTTTGATTTGGCGACTTTTGCTGAGAAACCGCCATAATCGGCCAGTTCGAGACATATGAACCCCCCGCAATATAATTTGTATTGTTGCTGGTTGGTTTGCTGGGAGCCAATGTCGAGTCGGTATTTGGCGAAATATGGGTTAGCCTTTTGTACTGCGTTAGAGAGGAATAGTACTTTTGTTCTATCCTGCCAACGGTCAACCGTATTGTAAAACTCGCTGAACGAGTTCACCTCATTGCTTAAGAAGCGTAGGTTGTCGGGGAATATCTCGTCGAAGATAATCAAGTGCACTTTAGGGTAGGCGACTGATTTCAATCCGCCTGCTTGGGAGAGGGCGACGAAATAACAGCATGTGCGCCAGTCCTTTTCATCCCACGAAGTCTTATGCAATTGCCCTTTTTCACCGTTGACGCGAAACTCGTACGATGGAAAGAACTCTTGAATATCCTTGAAAAACGTTTCCTTGCGGTGCTGTTCCACATCCGTGCGGCGTAGATAGATGAACTCGTGACCGTGTTTGAGATATTCCTTGATGCCATACCGTTTCGCGGCGAACGTTTTGCCCAGGCCACGTGCGCCGATTATGAAATTCCATGGGGCGTTTCGCGTCAACAGATTATGCAGATCGTAATAATCGCCCTCCTCAAGCGTCTGCAATGTCATGCTTGCAACCCTCCTAAAACTAGTGAAGGGCGTGCGCCATGACTCGCACGCCCTCCACCACCTATCATCTGGCGGCCGTTCAAAGGGGAAAGGTCATCATACAACCACCGCCACTATTAAGTATACCACACTTTAGAACGCGGGCGGATTAGACTTGCCATCCCACACACTCAACAGCGAGTACGCCTGATTGTAGCGGTTCGAGTAAGGCTGGAACGGGTATGTGTTCAAAATGTTGGCCTTGAGCTGTGCGAGATCAGACGCCTTCGGCACCCTGAGCGCGTTCGCGGGCGATTGGTGATATGCAGTCACCCAAAGAATCTGCATTTTCGTGTCGCTATACTCTTTGGGGTAGCCCGCGTAGTCCTCCGCGAACTGCCTGCGTTGACCGTCGCGCGACTCACTACGTCCCGCCCATGTGCGGAATGCGGCCGCCTCCGCTGAGGTGAGCGAACGTTTGAACGTGCCGCCCGACTCCATGAGTGCCGCTATTCCAGGCGCGGCGGTTTTGAATGCCTCATATCCTGTTGGGTCGGCGGTTTTCATCGCGTTGAGCACTTGCAGGCGTCGCTCGAAACTCCATTGCGCAATGCCAATGCCTTGCAAATTGGCGGCTTCGACCGCATCCCAGCGCAAACCGGACTCGACCGTGCCGACCACATAGAGGGCGTACGAGTTTTCTGCACTGACCGAACTACTCGGGTGCCCCTGTCCTTGCGAGTCGGACGGCTGGGATTGCGACGATTTTTCCGAAAAATTATTGGCAGTAGTACGGTAAAAGATGCGTGTCCGCGTCCCGGCATTGTCGGTCTCGTGCAAGTAGAGGTTGTCGCCCTGCCAGTGTATCCATGCTCCCCCGCGTGACGTGTCGGGGTTGCCCTGGTTGTTGTTGCCGGTCGGGTTGTCCACGTCCGGCTTCGGCATGGTACGGGGGTGCAGGTAGCCTAATAGTCCGGTGGTGGGGAACCATTTCAACGCGCTTGCGTCAGGGTTCTGCGTGATAACGTAGATATTGCCGTCTTTCACGCCGTCACCGGCGACTATCGCTACATGAGTGTAGGGTGTATACGTGCCGTATCCCCATATGGCGACATCCCCCGCCACGGGCGCGTATCCGTCTGCGGGAATACGTTCGTACACTTGTTCGCACCGTGCGGACACGGGATACGAGGTGTACAAGCCGCCCGCATAACCGGTGGGGGTTATGCAGTCCTGTATACTCATGCTGTACATATCCATACTGTATTTAGCCCACAAGTCCCAGCATTGCGCCCCATACGCGCCGTCCATATCCCAGTACCGGTTTTTCGTCTGGTCAATCCATTGAGTAAAAGTAATAGCCATACCATTATTATAGTGGCATGGCTATGCGTGGATTATCGGAGACTAAGCGGCGTAGGATACCACGAAGCTCGCATGGCCTTGGTCGGATACAGCCGGATTATATACTCCCCAGGCTCCGTCTGGCTGAATGAACCCTAGCCGCGGAGTGCTGGTGGAACCACCTGTGACTATCCACGCCCAAATATTGTGACGTGGATACGCCCATTTCGCCAAAACGCCACCCTTGCCCTCTCCGATTGATGGAATATCACCCTGTCCGTCTACCGTGACAACGCCGTTTTGCAGAGTGAACTCCACCGGCATGGAGCCGAACGGGGAGACGGCGTATGCGTGTCTACCGCGATAGCTGTCCCGGCACGCCGTGTAGAGGTATTTTGCGATAACCTTAGCTCCAATCTCGTTAGGGTGAATGTCTCCCGACTGGAACCAACTGTCTTCGCCCTTGCACCAAACGTAGGCGCTGTCCGCCACCACGACGCGACGGTTTCCGGGTACGGCGCTGAGCGCACCGGAAAGCAGTGCGTAATATTTCCGCATTCCGCCTTCGTCGAGAGTGGCGTGGTCGAAGAGCATTGGGGCGATCACGATGATCGCGTTCGGAAACGCCGTTTCCATCGCCACAACTACGTCACGCGCCTTGGTTAGTCCGGTGTTGTGGTCCAGGATGTCGTTACGTCCACCGGCGCATACGGCGACCTTGATCTTGTTTTTGTCCACACTGGTATCGGCCACGCAGTTGGCGATCTGCTGGGCAAACGTCGCAATGCCGGACACGTTAAAACCGGCACCGCTCTTCGCATAGTTTTTCCACCGCAACTCCGGAAACATGGTGGACAATTGGTATGACCACGTATACTCCCTTTGCGTGCTGTCGGCGTACGAGTCGCCAAATGTCACTAAATATCCGTCTTCGTACTGCGCTTGCCCCAGTTTTTCCAGAATCTGCGCAATCTGCGAGGAATTATTGCCAACCGAAGTGGATAGTGCGGTGATGTCCGTAGTGTTTTTATCCCATTTTGTCTTATTTGCGGTGGCATGCGCGGTGGTGTCGGCCCCTAGCGCGGTAAGAATCGTCGCGTTGGAGTCGGCCTTGCTGATGGCGGCGGTGGCGTCCACTCCCGCTTTATCCCACTTGGTTTTCGCCGTGGTGGCGTGAGCGGTGGTGTCCGCCCCTAGCGCGGTAAGAATCGTCGCGTTGGAGTCGGCCTTGCTGATGGCGGCGGTGGCGTCCACTCCCGCTTTATCCCACTTGGTTTTCGCCGTGGTGGCGTTGTCCACCGTGTTCTCTCCAAGCAGCGCCTTGACCACTTCTTCATCGTGGGTCTCACGCGACTCCACGCTTTCGATGCGATTGAGATGCGTTTCGAGCGTGGAGTCAATGGTGCGCATGGACCCGTTATACCCGTCGCGCAGGTCGGCGGGGTCGGCATCTCCGTAAAGGTTAAGCGCGTAGTTGTCGGTTTTGTCGTAGACGGTGCTCATTGGTTGGTTCCTTTGTTTTCACGGATGAGGGTTTCCAGTTGGTGTATGAGTCGGTCGAGCATTACCATCGCCCGATTATATCCGTCGCGCAGATCGGACGGGGTATCGTCGGTGTAGAGGGGCAGACTATAAGTTGTGGTGTGCTCGTACATGTCGCGGCCTTCTGAATCTTTCGACCCATGAACGGTTGTCGAGCTTATCGTTTTTTTGATATCCATCATTCTCCCTTCTTTTCGTGGACGATGTAATATGTCGCTTGGGTTCCCGGTGATGTGACTCCGTCGACTGGAATATATCCTTTTTCCAGTGATGCCGGTGGCGGTGTCGGTCGCTGATTCTGAGGTCGTGGCGTTACCCGCGGCCCTTCGTTGCCGAAAATCTCACGGTTGCCTAAGACTGCCCATGTGATGCAGTCATGTTGCGCGGCCTGTGCGGTGGTCATGGTTGCCATCTGGTCTACTCTGGCCCCGAACACGGCCAATTCGCGGTATATGTCCCGGTTCGTGTTTTTCGAGTCCTCATACTTGCCACGTGTCGGGTTATAGGTAAGGGCACTGTCTTCGTATTGTCCGACCTGCCTTTCCAAGTCATCCAGCGCTCCGTTGATGCGCTCGAACTGCTCGTTGAAACCGGCTATCAGCTGTTTGATGGCTTCGACGTCCGCGTTCTCGTCCTTGGCGAGATTATCCAATTGTTCGCGCAGTTCGTCCACATGTCCGGCCACCTCCTGCACGTAGCCAAGCACTGTCAACGTATCCCGGTATGAAAAAGGCTGAACCGTAGTGAAATAGCGTTGCCGCGGGTCAATATCGAGCGGCGCGGCGCACATGTTTGGTCCGTCCATTAATCCTCCTAACTGTCAATGCCAAGTATACTCTAGTGGCCGAGATTGTAGGCAAGACTCGTGCTGTAAAGCTGCGGAACGTTTGTCATATTGTCGCCACTGCCCCACATGCCCAAAAAAAGGTCTTCGAGCGAGTTGATGACCATCATGTCAATATTGAGCATGGTATTGCGCCAGTCCTGCAAGAGTTGGGACTGGGATCCGCTGGTTCCCAGGGTATGCGACGTGGAATTGCCCTTGTCGGAGGAATGCGCATAGTCGGTGTTGCTCGTGCTGGTTGCGGTGGCGGTGCTGTCCTGCTGGGTTGCCGTATGCGTGTTGCCGGTTGAATCCGTCTGACTTGCGGTGGTGGCGTACTTGCGAAAATCGTCGATACGGGTCTGCGGGAACTCGCTATTGAACGTCATACTGGAATTGTCGGCGGTAGTGTCGGACGTGCTGTTTGCCGTGGACTCGTTCGATTGTGTGCCGCTCGATTTTCCGCTGGACTCGTTCGTGCTGGTCGAGTCCATTTCCTGTCGAATGTCGGACGTGATGAACGGGTCGAACTCGCGTTGCGCGGACAGATAGAGCTGGTTGAAATAGTCCATCTGCTCCCGCATGGTACGCCCCAAGTAGAAGACGAACATTTGCGGTGTTTCGCTTCCTATTTCCCTGAGTGCGTAGTGGGCTACGATTTTCTCGTTCAATTTCGCTCTATAGTTTTCGTCGAAAATCGGGTAATATTGGGTGCTCAAATGCAGTTTTTCGTCCGTGTCAAAACCGCGTGCGATCAGATTGCCAAGCGTCAAGGTGTAATCCGCCATACTGTCTTTGATGGCGTACATGCTCAAATCTTGCACCATTATTCCTCCTCCTTGTTGCCTTCGACGTCCAATAGACCGCCGCTGGTGGTGTCGTTCCATTCGATGCCGATCGGCTTCCCGGAGTCGGCCATTTGCGGCCACAACCGGTTGATCGTATCGCACGCCTGTTGACGTGCTTTAAGATAGCTCAGGCGGAAAACGTTCGTACGAGAATTGCCCGCCGTGACTTCAGATTCAAGCAAGCGTTCCTTCTTTTCCGTCGTGCTGTTGTCGATACCCAAGTAGTTGACTAATTCGTTCCACACCTGGGTTTTCGTGGTGATGATCTTATCCGCCAAAAAGGGGGTCATGTTGGGGAAGGTTTGGAACATGCCCGTAATATCCGCGGAATCATAGGTGTAAACATAAGGGTCGCCGTCCTCACGTGCTTTCATGAGGTTTTGGGCGGTGAGTTTGTTGGTTTCAGACGTGGCGATGATCAACGGTACCGAAATATTATCCAGGTTGACGTCTAATGCTCGGTCTGCGATGGCGAGTCGTGTGGCATAATTCCACATGACGTCAATCATGGTGCACCGTAATTGGTTGTCCCAAATTGGTACGCATTCCTTCGACCCTATTTGCGGGTGAGAGTAGTTCGTGGCTACTGGCTGAAAACTGGTCGGATTATTATAATTGTTGACTCCGCCGATATTACCCGACGTGACCATAAAACGGTGCACCCCCTTGCGTTTGTCGGGGAAAAAGAGGGCCAAACCGTTCTCGAATAGTGTCAGTTCCAAATATCGTTCGTCGATATATGGTGGCAGGTTGACCCATTTGAACCGGCTTACCGCCAACATCTCAATCAGCTTCATATACTGGTTAATGCGGAGACTTTGCCGCATCTCAGGTAGGTTCAGATTGCCCCACATGGAGCCGAGCACGCTCTGGTTGTCCCAGTGCGCGGCCTTGCGCGCGTTATTGCGCTTGCTCATGATCACCGTCCTAAAAAATAATGGAGAGAGTTTTCTTGACTCTCTCCATTATATCTAGTATGCGATACCGGATAGTGGCGCATTGTCCGCATAATCGGTGACGCCGATCTTATCGGGGTCGGTCCATACCGTCACGCCCGATTCAAAAATGCCCTTCACTGTAAGCCGGTATTCTTCCGGGCACGTCGAGCTACGCACATACAATTCGTGCAATTTCCAGTACGTGAAATTACTCATGGCCATAAGATTTTGCGGCAATTGCATAAATCTCTGCACATAGTAGCCATATCGCAGCCACACCTCCCCAATGGCTTGCATGGCGGCGGGCGATATTTGCCGGAAACGTACCATGACACCAATCAGGCCGTTGGCCAAATTAAAGGCGTCACCGCCCAATGCGCCGGACGTGGTTGGCGGTACGGTTTGGGTCTGTTGTACTTGGGCGTTGATACCGGCGATCGTGTTCTCGTAATCGCCTTGCGCGGTGGCCTGGGCGAGTTGCCTGTTCATGTCCGCGAGCTGCATGGTCTGTTGATTGCTCAAATTGGTTTGCGCGAGACTGTAGGCGTTGGCCTGTGAGGTGCTTGCGTTGTTGGTGGTTTGCGTGTTCGCCAGTTGCTGATTAGCGGTCGATACGTTGTTGTTGTAGGTTTGCTGGTTTGTCCACGCGCCGATTGCGGTGCCCGCGATGGCTCCGGCCACACCGCCGATATTGCCCGTGGCTGCGGATCCGACCGCGTTGGCCACACCAGATCCTATGGTGTTGATTTGCGCCATCTGATTGTTGAATCCGAGATTCTTCAACGTCAGATCGGTACCCATCTGCGCAGCCTGGTTGCTGATCGCGTTCATGGCGTTGCGGTTCGACGTGCCGAGCCGGTTTTGGGCGCTTGCATACTGTGTGCCGAGTTGCGCTTGAGCGTAGGCGTTGTTGATACCCATCTGGGTTTTCTGGAAACTCCAGTCCGCGCTCTGCTGTGCGTATTGCCTAGTGTAGGCGCTGTTCGCCAACGCCAAAGCTGAGCCGTTGTTGACGGCCATGAAGGTGGGGAAATTGGTGATGCCGAAGGATGCGTTGAGCATTTCGCCCGTATCGATAGGCAGTCCTTTGCCGTCCGTCAATGGTTGGCGTTCGCCAAGGTTCCCCGCATGATATCCGCGCGCGTAGAAATTCAGGCGCGGGGATGGTGGCGCGTAATTCCACGATTCTCGAATAATCAGGTCCGCGCTTGGAATCTGTTCCGGCTCGTATGTGATAACGGTGCCGTTCAGGCACGAGCATTCGATATAAGCATAGGGGGCGGTGAGGAACTTTTTCAGATACTTGTAGCGTTCCGGCAGCTGGAAAGCGTTTCGGAAGTTTTTGAGGTTGATGACGTCCGTGTAGCGGGCGTTGCTATTGTCGTTTCTCTTGCGTAGTTCCCAACAATTGCCAATAAACCCGACAGAATGTCCGAAAAGTTCCGTTTTTTTCGGCTGACCGTCCAACAACGCTTGCGGTAAATGGGGTACGGCGTAGATACCACAAATGCCTTGCGTGACCCACGGCGCGCTCATGCCTTCGGTGAAGAATGTGACAATATCGGCGGGCGTATCCAAATAATACATGGATGTGCCATTAAGCTGACTCTCGAACGCGCTACCCGTGGCGGTGTTGACCACCGGATTATCCTTGGTGCCCGTATCGGCTTCCAGATCGGTGGTGCTTACGATGATCAGCCCGTAGGATGTATATTTCACGCCATCATGCGCGCCAATATCCATGAGTGGTTTCCAAGCTTCGTTGGTGAGTACGGTGCATTTGCCGGTATCCAAGCCTTCCGGTAGATCGAGATACGTTTTGCCGTAGTCTTTCCACGCGTTCTCGTTCGCAACCCCCACATGGCCTCTTTCCACATAGGCGTTGCCAAGCTGGATATCGTGTTGAAAGCTCTGCCATACGTCCAGCTGGATATTGAGCTGAGTGGTGTGAGCGTTCACATAATCGCATGTCTGGATGAAATAATACCAACTGCGGGGAGTGTCGAAATCGTAGTCGTTCGTAGCAATCAGGTAGTTGTATTTCGACGCCTGCGCGAACGGAACCGGTAGTCGTACCGGAAGGCCATATTTCGCCATAGTGCAGTCGGTGAACTCGATACCGTCCAGTTGGTTGAAATACTCTTGTTGAGCCTGTCTGTCCCATTTTACGATATCCCTGTAGCCCATGTCCCACGGCACGTTACAGAGTTTGAACCGTGTGTTTGGTGTCCATTTCGCGTAACTGAAGTTTATAGGCAAATCGTTCGCGCTCATAAAAGTTCTCCTAAAAAATAATAGGTGTGAATAAAGTCTATCCACACCTATTTTAGCGGTTGGTTATCATCGCTATGCGGTGACGGTGACCTTTGCCGTTCCGACAGCTCCCGCAAACTTCACAGTGACGTTGGCGGTGCCCGCTGTGGTTCCGGTCAGCACGCCGTTGGGGGTGATGGTCGCGTGGGCGTCCACCAGCCACGTGGCGAGATTGGTGACGTCTGCGGTGTTGCCGTCCGTCTTGGTGGCGATCGCCTTAAGAGCCACATGGCCGGTCACTTTGACCGACTTTTCGCCCTGGACCTCAACGGACTCGATGGCGCCGGCTTTCCAGCCTCCAAGCCAAGTGCCGACGACCGGCACGGACAATGCGGCGGAAACCGTCTGGTCGATTTCGGGCGTTGCCGGATTGATGTAGGTTGCCTGGGCGGTGACTTTAAGCGTTTCGGCGGTTTCATCCAAACCGCAACGAAGGATACCGTCATTGTCGATGGTCGTAAACTGACTGGTTGCGCCTTCGACCGCGTACTTGATGCCGGTTGGCTGGAATGTCGCCGTTTCCTTGTTGGCGCTCGTAATGGTGGACACCACCTGGACGAGATCGCCACGGGACACGTTCTGCGGAGTGATGGCGGACTGACCGTATTTCTGCACGCGCAATTCGAATACCGGCGTGGAGGTGGTGAGCGTGTTCGGCAACGTCACGGACTCGTTGGAGCCTTCGCCCGTCCAGAAGAGAATCGCGTTTGCGAACGGGTTAGGGGTAATAGACCCCCTATGCTTGTAGAAAATGTTGCGCGTTCCGTCGATCGGATTAACGGGGGAATTCGTTGTTTCCAGCATTTCATCCCAGCAGAAGAAGAAGTCTTCGGTGGTAAGCACTGCCTGAACCTTGCCACCATTGCCGCCGATGCCGAACATATCCTCCGGAATCGGGATAATACGGTACGGAACATTGACCTTGTCAATGTTGAATGCGGCGGCCAATGCTTCGACGTTGAGCGCGGCGATCACCTGCGGGGTGGCGAAGAGGATGGCTTCGCTATCTCGCCACGGCGTCACCCACGACATGGCGTTATATCGTGGCATAGCCGACATTGGGGACGCCTTGAGTTCGTTCGCCATCTGTTGAATGAGGCGCAGTAGGCCCTTTGCGTCCGCTTCGGTCGAGTCGGCCTTACCAACGTCGGGGGTATGCACGCGGTAGAAACCGCCCTTACGGGCGTATTCCGCGAAGGTCTGCGTCTTCATGAGATACATATCGTTTCTATCCGAGAGGATAGGTGCGTTCATGATCTCAGAAATGTAGTCCGACATGCCGCTTTCGCCGTCGAATGCCGTAAGCAAGGCGTCTTCCGGAATGGTGACGGGGTAATAATGGTCGAACGTGAGCGGGTGGAATACGGACGCGGTCGGGAGACTGTAGCGCCCGTAAACGTCGTCGCCCAAATATTCCTTGTTGAAATTACGGGTGCGTGCCTTGACGAGACCAACTGCCGCCTGTTCGTAGGTGGAGCCGTAGCGCTTCAAGGTGCGGGGGGAGCCGATAAGCTTGAGCGGGTCATCCCAATCCGCGTGCTGGATATAGAGGCCGATCAGTCTCTGAATGAGTACGCCGGTGAACTCGTCGCGCAAATAGGGGAAATTACGCATGGTGTCCACCGCGTTGCGGATATTGCCCTGCGTCGCGGACGGAATACGGGTCTGGAACTGTGGTGAGGTGGCGTTTCGGACGGCGTTGAAGATCTCAACGTCACCCTTGCCCGCCAATGGTCGAATATTGGACATTATATATATCTCCTAACTATTTTAGTCGAACAAATCTTCGATGGACTCGGTGCTGTCATTGTCTTGCGTCTCGTCATTGTCGGACGGTGCGGGGTCATTGTATCCGAGCGTGTCCATCATGGCCTTCAGTCCGGCCAATTCCTTTTCAATCGCGTCAAGGCGTGCGGAAACGTCCGGCCCTTCCGGCTCCGGTTCCGGCTCAGGTTCTTTCGGCTTTACTTCATCATCTACGGTTTCAGTCTGCTGTTCCTCTTCGGTCGGCGGCGGAGTAGTGGTTTCCTCTCCGTCATTGTCTGGGTCTGCCATACAAACTCCTAACGATTGACAATAGTTCCACAGAAATTATATCATGTCGCAAGAAAATAAAATGACCCCGCAATCACGCGGGGTCGAAACGTCTTATGTGAGCGCGAGTTGAAGATCGTAGGGCACTACCGCCACGATAGTGATTTTCACGGTCGGCGGCATTCTCAGCCGTGGCAGTCCGACCCATGTTATTCCCAGTCGAAAATCGACGCTCAGGAAGACACAAGTATTATAGCATGACCATTGTGCCGTAATCATCCATGACTTGCACGCCATGTCTAAACTTCTCGTAGGGGATGGGCTGGGAAAACATGTTTCCGGCCATACATACGTCAACTTCTCCGTCTTCCTTCCATCCTTGATACCGGTTCATACCCAGGATAGTCAGTTTTTCGTATCGTGCGGCGATTTTCCATTTCCCAAGTTCGGTCGGATGAATGTCACATGATTCCACCGGCTCCCAACCGCTCAGGATGCAACCGTCCGTGTTCGCATACAAGAGCCGATCGGCGTTCTCGTGGCACACGTCCATGAGCTTGCGGCGTGCGTAGGCGTTGACCCACACGGGCACGGGTAGGAAATCGGTTTTCAGATTCGACTCTTCACGCTGGGCGACGTCCCAGTCCAATGTTATACCGTCTTTCGAGAGTGGGAGCATGACGGAACCCTTGGGCAGACTCGCCATCTTGCCTACGAGCGCGTTCATGATCAGTTTTGCCATTTGTCTTTTTTCGCCCGTCGCCTTCTGTTTCAAGTCTCCCCATTCATCGATGAACGAGCGGAAGAAACCTTTGGAGCGGCGGAATTTCCACCCTCTAACATGCTGGTATATAGTCACTTCGTAATTGTCGTACAGTAGTTGCTGGTCAATGTCGGTCAATACTCTTGTGATATAGCCACGGGTGGAGGTGAGCCGGTTGAGTCCGTATATACTGCGATTATCGAGTAGAAAAGGATATCCGTCCGGCTTGAGTTCCGCGCGAAACGTGAGTTCATCACAATGCAATGGCATGTCATCATCTTGGATGTATTCGCCGTCGTATTGTTCCGGTTCGCCCCACGGCAACCACTCATCCCGCAAAATGCTCGGATACATGGAATTGCAGTCAACGTCGATAGCCTTGCCATACGCCCCCTCTCTTGCGATCATGAAACCGCCAATATAGGCGCCATGCAATGACTTTTTAGTTTCGGATTCTAATTGTGGGAATTTATCGTAATACCATTTCCACTCGCCGGACGCGAACGCCTCCATACTCGCCCCGCCCGCCGTGATCTTGCACAAACCGCGACTATCGTATTCTCGCAGGATATCGAGCAGTTGCGTGCCGGTCATGGTGATACGGCAGTTCTCTCGCAGTAGATTGGAAATGTCGAAGAAGCGTGCCGAGTTTTCACGGTCGATACGCACGCTAAAGCTGAAGAATTTGCCTTTTTTCGAGATGATGGCGTCCCAGCTCAGATTAGCATTGTGTTCGTTGTGGGGCAATGCGTGTACGACGTGCGCCATAAACGGATCTAAAGTGTCTGGGTCAGTCACGTATATGGTGAGTTTGCCGCCTGACATGATGGACGCCAAAAGGCGGTTAGGCGCGGTGACGTCCCGCAATGCGGTGCCGTCCGTGAATCGTATGACGTTATCCGCGCACCACAATCCCACTCGATTTTCTTGCCTGGTCATGGTCGACTTCCCCTGATTAACCTACTGTGCTACTTTTCCAACGCGCCCGCTTCCGCCAACCACCTATCGAACTGCTTGCGGGAACGCTGATAGCCCTCGCTGTTATCACGGAACACCGAAGTAAAACCGTGCCGTACTGGATCATATACCGTCCAGTCGAATACTATGCGCGGTGCGTCCGTCTGTTCGATGAACGCGCGTTTTTGCGCTGCCGATAGTTGACGGAATCGTTTCAACCGTTTCGAGCCGAGCGTGGTGGCCAAGATCTTCTCGAACACTTCGTACCGCCCGCGGCTCATATAGGATGGCCAATCATGCTCGTCGTACAGGTCTTTGCCCTGTTTGCCTGTTCCCCGCTTTTTGGACGGTTTGTTTTTTTGTTCGGTGCGCAATCCCAGTATTTCGGCGGCATCGTGCATCTGGTCCAACAGTTCGTTGCGGTGTCCGCTTTCCAGTTGGGAGCGCACGAATGCTTCGTCTGACAGCACGTTGGTCATTTGCAGAAAGTCGGTGAGTTTCGATGGAATGATCTGAGTGCGTCCGAAGCCTTCACCGGTGGTTCCGGTGATTTCGGCCACACGTTGATCGTACACGCTACGTTGTGGCATGGCTTGAGCTTTGTTCCATTCGTTGATTTTCCGTCGTGCCGCATTGATTTTCCGCTGCTGTTGTCGCAAGAGTTTACGTCGTTTCGCCACCGGCTCCGCCTGAATTTGCGCGTCTGTGATGGGTGTGCGCCCTGCGAACATGATGTCTTTTTTCGTCGGCTTTTCGACGGCGGTGGCGTGGTATGGGGTTGCTTTCGCTTCCGCTATGGCCCGTTTCTTCTGACGTTCCCATTCCTTGCCCAAGGTTTTCGCGATGTTGACGAGTTGTCTGTCCGCGGTTTTGGCGAGATTCGAGTGGGAGTAAGCTCCAAGCTGTTTGATATTGCGGGCGGCGCGTGCTTGCGCGGCCTGACGTGCCTTGACATGTTTTTGCTTTCGAGACATATGGCACAGTCCTTGAGATGGCGAGAGCACCCAAATTGGGTGCTCTCTATGGATGAACGCTACTCAGTTATTATAGCAAGCTCACTTCGTCTCTTCGTCTACCGGCTCGATGCTGAAAAACTTGAAGCCACGGCGGGAGCGGCGTTCGACAACCTTGATGCACAGCGGTTCCGTCCAGGTGTTCGGCGTGCCGAAGATCCCGAACATGGTGTTGAGTCCCGCCGCGAGAGTCGGGGAGGTGGCCGCGTACGCCTTGTTGTCGTCGGTCACGATGATGACGCGCACGGTGTTGGAGATTTCGCCGGTCTGGTCGTCGGTCACCTGCACGGCCTGGGCGACGGCGTTCGTCATGTTCAACGGCTCGTTGAGGTGTTCGTCGAGCTTTTCGGCGTTCTGCAATGCGCTGTAGAGCTTAATTTTGCCTTCGCGCGTCGAAGTGTCGATGAAGTGCTGGACGGTGCCGAGTTCGGTGCTCTCGGTGTTGAATGCGATGAGTTCGGTATTGTTGTTTTCCATTGTTTAACCTTTCCTAGATTATTGTTATTTTATTTTTTCAGGCTTATGCCTAAAATCTTTCATATCACATACCGTCATTATTTTCAATGTCGGCGTGTCGGTTTTTTGTATGCTCTTCCGGATTCCATTCTTGAGGCTCCTCAAAAGTCGCATACTTGTAAAAAGTTTCCTCATTCATAGAGACTTTCTGAGAAAAAATACGGATGGAACGCGGAATAAAATTCGGAAACAATTTCTTCGCACGAATCGAATATGCGCGAGCGTCCTTAAGGCGTCCGTCGATAACGTGCTCAGCCTCCATGAAATCACCGTCCACCAATTCCATACCCTTGAGCACGGCATATACGCGCGTGCGGAAAATTTCGGTTTTCGTTCGTGCCATGAGATTCTACCTTTCCTATTCAAAGATTTTTTGCAATTCTACGTCATTATATCGTTTCGTGTCCAGTCTGTCAAAATTTTTAAACACGGCAATAATCAGGTTTTGCGCTTGAGGATTATCAAAAACCGTGCAACAATCATACGACGTACCACCCTTGACGGCACAGACCGCACACCATGCAATCAGATTAGGCGGATTAACGGAACCGTCCAAAGATCCAACACCATACGTGCGGGATAGGGCGGCAGAGAGTCCGTCACCCATGGTCAGACCGCCCGCAATCTGAGACACAGTAATCACCGCTTGCGTAAACCATTCACTAGGCACGTCACGCCACAGTTCACATAGCATGTTCACGGCACGGCAGCACGTTTCAAAATCACCATACCCCAGATCGAAACGCCTCAAGTTCAGTTCACGCTTATAACCTTTTGTGGCGCGGACAACACGCTTGCTTTCCATGATCGCATCGTTGAAGTCACGCATACGGTAAATAGGACACCTATCATCGCCACGCCTAAACATAATACCGTTCCTCAACGCGAAAATAACTGATATTCTCCGTATGGGAGCGGATAGCCGCCCACCGTTTAATCAAATCTGCCGCGTCCTTGTATGAGGACTCGTAACCGATCTCGATAGGAGGCTTGCGCGCATCCCTCAAGTATGCGAGAGCCACGAAAGTACTATACATGTCTAAAACCCCAATTCATCAACAGAACCACTATCACCATACAGCCACATGACCTCCCACAACCGCCGATCATGGCAACGTTTCGGAGGATTGGTGGCGCTCCGCTTATGCTGTCCCCCCAGCCCAAAACGCGCGCAAACGCCAATAACTATCAGCGTCCGGGCACGTGCCACATATCCACGAATGTATCCAACCACGAAAATACATATCAATCCCTATCCAGTAGTGGGGTATTGGCAATATCGATAGCGTCAACAAGCACGTCCGCCACCTGGTTATAGTCGGTAGCACTATACGACGCCATCTCCACAGCCGAACACAGCCCATCCGGCGAGCAAAACGCCACATCATACTTCAATCTATACGACTGACTATGAGAGCAATACCACAATTCCACATCACCGCCCCAATGTTGAGACGGAAACACAGCAACCTTCATATCACAATAACGCATGATCAGAGATCTTTCACTACAAAAACCAATACGATAGCCACGCCCACAATCAGCATGACCAGGAAACACATTGCGTCACGCATATCACGCGGCGCTTCAGAAAACGCTTCAGCACTCGCGGCAATCAGCAGAATCGCGAACAAGACAACAACAATAGACATATCAATCATCATAACACCACGGTCCACTGTTAAAAGCCCGGCTAAGCTCTTGAAAATCAATGCCATGACAGTAAGCAATTCCGTCGTCTACGTCGAGAAAATCCATAAGAGGCGCCCAACAACCACGGTCTAGATCAAATATTGCAAACTGGTAGTCCACACCGCAGTAGTCGCATGGATGCTCACACCACCGAAAACGACGGTCTAACCCCGTGTACGTGTCAACAACAGTAAAATAATGCCATTCCATGATCTGACCTCCAATCAAACCAAAGATACCCGAACCACGCCGACCATAGTACCATCCATATCGAACGTAGCATTATCAATATCCACGCTCACATCCATACCAACATACGCATGACGAATATAAGACAAAACACCATCCAACGAAGACTTCAACGACGTCGTGCAAAACATGCCACTAGGCTTCACACAATCAGACAAAACCTCAAAAACCTGAAAACCGTTTGCGGTGATATTAAAATACCACATTTTATTTTTCCTTTCCCTTGAAGTTGATAGTTATACCATACCACAAACAAACAAACAACACGCCCAAAAACAAAACAAGGCAAAAAAATAAAAGACAACCACCGATAGGTAGACAAGTAAGCTACGGTTACGTAACCGTAACTTAGCCGGACATGGATTGTTGTACATACAACCATTGACACAGTGTCAATAAAAAAACGACACGCCGAAAATAAAAAAACTTGACAGGTGAACGTAAAAAAAATATAATAGAGGCATGAACAAAACAAAAAGACAACGAGACCACAGAACACAAAAAAATAATACACAAATAAAAAAAACCACAAGGGAAAATCTTCACACAAATCCACAC